AAGCAAAAACAATTAAAATTAAATAAAAGTTTTACCAAAAAAGCGTGTCCTAGCGCAATATTATTCGTATATTCACGTCTAATTAAAATCAGTTATATGACAACAAAACGAAAGTCAATTCAGACTATTACCGATCCCCACTTAGAACCTTTCTTTATTACTAAAGATGAGTACAGTTATACTGTAAAACAAAATGTAACTTCGGATGCATCTCATTTTAGGTCTAAAGGGAATGCTAAAACATATGAAAAGTCTTTGTATTACTATCCTACTATAGGAGCTGCTCTAATGAAAATAGCAGAATTACAATCAAATTTAGTAGACCATAAGAATTTAGACGAGTATATTACCAATTTTAAAACAATAACAAATAACCTTAAAAATTACATTGATGAAAAACTTAGTAGCATTTTATGATGCATGTATTGTAAAACCCATTGAAACTGAAGAAACAGTTTATGGGAACATTATCGTTCCAGACATGGGGAAAGATACAAACACCTTTGGTACAGTTGTAGCTGTAGGTCCAGGACGATACACAATTTCAGGTGTCAAACTAGAACCACAAGTAAAGATTGGGGATAAAGTAGTACTTCCAACACAAGGATTTACAAAACTCCCATTTGAGGGAACCGAATATTATATTGGTTCTGAAAACCAAGTATTAGCCAAAGTAGAAGAAACTGTTGAAGTTGAAGATATTTTAGCTGAAACCAAATTAAGTGAAATTGATGAAGAACATTTAAAAATTAAATAATAATGGAAAATAAAATTTTATACGGCAAAGATGCCAGAACAAAATTAAAAGTAGGGATTGATAAACTAGCGGATGCTGTAGTATCAACATTAGGACCAAATGGTAGAAATGTTGTTATATTCAAAAATGAAATGGAACCACCTCAATCAACTAAAGATGGAGTTACAGTAGCTAAAGCGTTTTCATTAAATGATCCTAGTGAAGCATTAGGAACACTATTAATTAAACAAGCAGCTATTAAAACAGCAGATAAAGCAGGGGATGGTACTACAACTTCAACTTTATTAGCAAGGGACATGATTTCTTTAGGATTAAGCCACTTAGATAGTGGAAAAAACGCAGTATCAATTAAAAGACAAATTGATGTTGCAACAAAAGAAGTAATAGAAGAATTAAGAGATAACATCTCAGAAGATATTTCATCTGAGGACCAATTAGAACAAATCGCAACTATATCTGCTAATAATGATTTAGAAACCGGTAAATTAATTGCCCAAGCAATTGAAAAAGTTGGTTTAGAAGGTGTTGTACATATAGCAGAATCAAAAACAGGTGATACTTACTTAGAAACTGTAGAAGGAATGCAGTTTGATAGAGGTTATAAATCTCCATATTTTGTAACTGATAATAATTCAATGTCATGTTTTCTAGATAATCCAGCTATTTTGATAATGGATCATAAATTAAACACAGTTAAAGAATTATTACCAATTTTAGAAGCAGTATCAAGTCAAGGTAAATCATTATTGATTATTGCTGAAGATATTGATAACGAGGCATTGGCTACTCTTATTGTTAATAAAATGAGAGGTACAGTTAATGTATGTGCTGTTAAAGCTCCAGATTTTGGGGACCGTAGAAAATTAATATTAGAAGACATAGCGGTAACAACAGGAGGTCAAGTATTCAGTAAGGATAAAGGAATGAAGCTTGATAAATTTAGTTGGGATTGGTTTGGTGAAGCAAGAACAGTAACTGTAGAAAAAGAAAAAACAACAATTGTTGATGGAAAAGGAACAGTAGAAGGAATTGAAGCACGTATTGATGAACTACAAACACAAATCGGAAAATCTCAAACCCCATACGAGAAAGAACAATTACAAAACCGACTTTCAAAATTTGTTGGTGGTGTAGCTATTGTACACGTAGGTGGAAATACAGAAACTGAAATGTTAGAGAAGAAAGATAGAGTGGATGATGCCTTACATGCTACTAAGGCTGCTATTGAAGAAGGCATTGTACCTGGAGGTGGAAAAGCACTTTTAGTTGCTCGTCAAGCTATTAATTTAGGTAGTATTGGAGCCCAAATTGTATTTGATGCTTGTGGTTCACCATTTGAACAAATCCTAAAAAATGCAGGGGTTGAATCAATTGATTCACAAATTTTAGCTCGTGATATTATTAAGGATAATAGCACTTGGGAATCATATAACCTTAAATCTGGATTAGTTGAAGACTTTAAAGAATCGGGGATTATTGATCCAACCAAAGTAACTAGATTAGCACTTCAAAATGCTTCTTCTATTGCAGGAACAGTATTATTAACTGAATGTACATTAACTCAAGATAAATCATCGGATTCTGACAAAATGGCAATGTTGCAAAACAATGCTCAAGGAGGAATGATGTAATAATTAATAATTAATAAATAAATAAAAAAGAATGACAAAACAAGAAATTTTTGAAATTATTGAAGCGAACTTCAATATTTTAGCAGAAGAGCATGTAGGAACCACAAAAGCAAGTCAAGGACGAGCTAGAAAGGCAGCACAAGCAATTAAGAGAGTAATTACAGATTATAAAAAAGCATCTGTAGCAGAATCTAAATAATTTAATTGGGGAAGCTTGTCTTCCCCATTTATTTTTCGTATATTATACCTATGGAAAAAATAACAAAAGAAGAGTATATTTTAATTGCTCGTAGAGTTCCTCCAGGGGATAAATGGAGATTAGTTGCTAATGAACCTAATGGTCCGTTACACAAATCCCTAACTGATACATTAGAAGCATATATGACTAAAACAGGATTTAGAGGAGAATATAGATTAGCTCCATTAAAAAGTGAATTATATGCTATATCAACAACAGAAGAAGAAGTAAAACCAGAACCAATTAAACAATATTCAATTTACGGGGAATATGGAAACTAATACACTATTTAATGAAAAATATCGTCCAGTTTCACTTGAAAACTACGTAGGTAGTTCTAGTCTAAAAGAAACTATTTCTAAGCAATTAGAAGCTAACGATATTCAAAATTATTTATTTTATGGTCCAGCTGGAACAGGTAAGACTACCTTAGCAAAAATTTGTATTAAAAACCTTGATTGCGATTACCTTTATATTAATGCCTCAGATGAAAGAGGTATTGAAACAATTAGAGATAAAGTATCAGGATTTGCTAGTACAATGTCATTTGAACCCATTAAAGTGGTTATCTTAGACGAAGCTGATTTCCTTACTATTCAGGCGCAAGCATCCCTTCGTAATATCATTGAAACTTTCTCTCGTACGACAAGGTTTATTATGACGTGTAATTTTGTAGAGCGTATTATTGATCCTCTACAATCAAGATGTCAAGTATTAAAAATAGTCCCTCCAACAAAAAAGGAAATAGCAATCCATTTAGCTGGTATTTGTGATAAGGAAAATATAAGTTATGAACCGAATGCCATTGGTAGTATTGTCAAACAATATTATCCTGATTTGCGTAAAATGCTTAACACTATTCAAACAAGCAGCAAAACAGGAAAACTAAAAGTTGACAATTCCTTATTAATATCTACTAACTATTTGGATGCTATTGTGGAGGAACTTAAAGGTAAATCCCCTAAATTTAATACTATTAGACAAATTATAGCAGATTCAAATGTTAATGACTTTGAAGAGGCATTTAAGTATCTTTTTGATAATGTAGAGAAATACCTCCCAGGAAAAGAAGGTACTGCAGCTATAATCATTAATGAACATCAATATAAATCTAATTTTCGTATCGACAAAGAAATAAATCTAATGTCACTAATTCAAAATTTAATTAATAATAAATAAAACAGTAAATTATGGAACAACCAGTTCAACAACCACAAATTGATTTGAAATCTACAACCGGCCTTAAAAACGAAGAAGGTGGTAGTGTATTCATGTCCGGAGTTATTTTAAGAAAAATTTCTAAATTCGTAGCAGGTACAGATAATGATGCGATCATGCCTATTCCTGTATTTTACGATCCATCAACCAACAAAATTCTTGGTGAAGGAATTCCTGTAGAATTAAGAGAGGAACTTAAAGACGAACTTTGCTAGATGAATAACATCTTTGATTGGTTAAAAGCAATTAATAACACCAAACCCCCAGTCGAATCTTTTACAGACAAAGATTGGGAGGTTTGGAATAGTTATATGATACACAGATTTATATCAATGAATCCTGATTATATAGAAATTGTAAATTATGTTCAAGATCTACCTCCACAAGAAAAAAGGATGATATATTCTATATATAAAGAATTCATTCCTAAAAACCATAAGTGGAGTAAATATATTAAATCTAAGGTAAAACAACCTAACACTGATTTAGTTAACCATATCAAAGAAAACTTCCAATGTTCAAGTAAAGAAGCAAGAGAATATATAACTTTGTTGGATACCCCACAAATTAGTCGTATATTATCGAATAGAGGATTAAATACAAAAGAAATAAAACCATTATTAAAATGAAACTATTATTACATATGTTACGTACATCTGCTGAAGCAGATAAAGCAAAAGCCCTATTATCCCTTGACTTATTAGGTAACAAAGCTGTAGGTATTGGAGACCATTCAACATCTGATTTATATAAAAATGGAGAAGAAGCCCTTGCTATGTTAGTTGATGCTGATGATAGATTAGGAGCATTAGATAAGTATTTTGACACTAAAGGACAACTAAATGGGTAGTTCAGTAAGTAAATGGTCAGAAACTAATAATACAACAGTATCAATTCCAATAAATACAAAAATGAGCGATAGAGAAATTATGAATGCTAAAAATGGTAAAACAGACGGGATAGATGTAATTTTACATTTTGAAGAACAATACCCTGAATTATCAGAAGAATTCCAAAATATACAAGAGGAACAGTATGAAATGTTTGCTAGAAAACACTTAGACTATGGTTTAAATAACATAGCTTTAGGCGGAGATATCGTTAATAACAGCAATGAT